AAGTAAAAGATTTAAGAAAAAAGGTTGACTACCTTGGTGCTATTGAGGCATCAGGATATACCTGGGAATCTTATCTAGAAAAAGTAGATAAAGACTTTACATATGTTGAAGCGGTAACTAAAGAAGAAACAGAAGTTAAAGTAGAAGTAAAAGAAAAAGTACAGACACAGACTGAAGCAGACGTTGTGTTAAAAATGGTACATCCAAGAAGTGCTTTAAATGTTGCAAATCTTACCACTTTTACTATTGAAGAGCCTTTCAAAGTTTTGTCTGCAGAAAAAGCAGAAGAAATATTAAATTTGGCAAGAGGAGAAGTTAGAAAGGCTACAACTGAAGAGATAAAGTCTTTTTATGGTATTGATTAATGAAAGAGTATTTAACTAGTGACGGAGACCCTTTAGTAATTGAATATAGGGCTCCTGCTGGAACAGATAGCCTAGTTTACGATGTTTATGATACATCTCTTGGGGAATATTTAATTGCAGATCAAGCAGAAAAAAAGACTGCTGTAACAACTCCAGTTGCATACCAGCCATTCCACATTACACTTCCATACGATGTTGTAAAATATAACAGAAAAATTCAAATTAACTTACAGGTAATTGACCAAGCATCTTTTACTGAGGATGTTTTATATGCCTCACTAGTAAGACCATACGCAACTGTAACGGATCTTCAACTAGCTTTGGGTATAACTGGTCAGGCAGATTCTTTAAAAGCCTTAGAGAGAAGAGCCAGACTTATTATTGATTCTAAACTTAGTGATCAGTTTGGATTTACTTATGAATCAATTCAGGCATATGGTCAGGGAAGCGATGTTCTAGACTTAAGAAAAAGAGCTGAATCGTTTGATAAAGTAATTAAAGATGACCAAGTTATCTTTGATTCTACAGAAGATCCTGCAATTAACTTATTTTATAGACCAGTTGCAATTGCAGAAAGTAAAACAAGACTTAAAGTAATTGAAGAAGGTGCCAACCTATTTGAGTGGGCAGAGCCAACAGTCCTTGCCAATGAGCGTGGATTTGAAAAGAACAGCCTTTATACCGTTCGTGGAGAATACGGATGGAGATTTGTACCCCTTGCAATCAAAGAAGCAACTATTATGCTTGTAGAAGATATGCGTTGTGGGGACTGGAGTTATAGAAATACAGGACTAAAGTCTGTAAAGAATGACGCATTTGATTTAGAGTACAATCCAAATATTTATTCTGGAACTGGAAACCTAGCAGTTGACTCATTAATTGCACCTTACAAGAACTTTAACTTGCTGGTGATTTAAATGACATGTGTCGCTAAATCAGCATATACGATGACCGCAGACATTTATGTAGCATCTATTTCACAAAACTCAACTACTGGATCTATTGTAAAAACATGGTCTTTTAATCAAACTGTTCCATGTTTAGCAAGGGGTATCGTAAGAGCTGGACTGGGAGATAACTCTACAACTGTAAACATTGAAGATTTTTTAAAGGTAACTAACAGCATGGTAAAACTAAGAGCTGGAATTACTTTAGACTCAACAGTTAAGGTTGCAAATATTAAAAATTCAGATGGTTTAGTTATTTGGAAAGAGGGTCCTACATCTGGAGTATCTGGATCAACAATCTTTGAGCCTCGTGGAAGCACTCCAATATCAGATCATCGTGGACACATTGTTGAATATGAAACAATTTTAATTAGACCAGAAGTTCAAAAGTTAAATGGAGTTTAAATGGCTAGAATTGATTCCACAAAAATTGCTTCATTAACAAAAAAAACAAAATTTAAATCTGTTAGAACTGGAGATCTTTCTCAAAAAATTGCAGCAACTGCACACTTTCAGGCGGAGTTAATTAATAGACTATCTAATGAAGAAAAGGTAAGAATACAAGAATATGGGCTAAGACACATATCTAAGTATTTTGAGTCCTATGTAGATCACTTGGCAAGAGTAAATCCAAATAGATATCATCATATTTACGAGCCTGGTCAATCTGGGGACCCAAGGGCAAGGTTGTTCAAATCAAACATAAGTTCTGACAGTAACAAAGCAATTTTGCAGTATAGTTTTTTGCCATCAAAAGTTCCTGGTAATAGCGGTCAAGTATTTAAATCTAAAGCACTTATTATGGAGTCTGGAACTCCAGTAACAATTACTCCAAAAAGAGCTAAATCTTTAGTGTTTGAAATTGATGGAGAGCTTATATTTTCAAAACAAAGTTATGTTGCAAATCCTGGTGGTGTAGCAGTAGAAAACTCTTTTACTGAAACTTTTAATCAGTTTATGACATCCAGAGCAAATGATGTTCTGATTGATCTTGGATTTTATGAAAGAATAGAAAGAGCAATATTATCAGAAACAAAACTCGTACTTCGTAAGATTTCTAGTGGTACAATTTCAAGTATGGCTATGCAAGCAGCAGTATCTGCAGGAAAAATTTCTAAGAGGTCAAGATTATGGCATTAGAGCTTCCAATTCATATTATCAACAAATATCTTTATAATAAGGCAATTGCTGGAACCCAAGAAATTCATAGTGTTTGGAACATTAAAGATTTTCACAACTCACTTTCTAATACAATGAAACCAGCTGGTTCAAGACTCTACTTTGATCAAGCAATTTCAGGAAACCATATAGACCAAATGGGTCCAGAAATAGTTAAGCCATCAGTAAGAATTATATATGACACAGTTTATCCACCAATTAAAGGAACAATGTGGGCTTTAGAAAAAGCACAAACAGTATATTATATTTATGGATCTGAAAATACCGCCAATAATGATGACAACGTACAATTTGTTAAAACCTATATTTATGACACTTTTAAAAAATTTGATGAGTCAGCACAAGATATTAACAATTCACTACAAGCAAGTCAAAACATAAGATTTAAGTACATTCGTGCAGATCAAGAAAGTCCAGATATGGATTTTTTGGGAGATAGGGCTACAGACGATAGGTACATTACTAGCCTTATCCTTACATATGAATATACCAAATCATAAACATCAACGTGGTATTATTATCTTGAGGAAACGCTGAAAAGCTAAAAATTTAAAATTGGCAGGAGGTGTAAATAAATAAATGTCTTATAGTGCAAAAAATATTATCGTAGGTGCTGGTGTCCTTTACATTGGAAAGAACGCTGGTGAAGAATACGATGAAACAGATATCGCAGCAGCAGGAGTCACCCTAGGTGATGCCTCGCCAGCAGCAACATTCACAAACCCATCAAAGGTTAACGATACAAACTGGAGACACGTTGGCTATACTTCAGAAGGTGCAGAAATGTCCTTTGAACCAGATTACGGTGAAGTACAGGTTGATCAACTCCTAGACGTAGCAAAGATCTTCAAGCAAGGTCAGCGTGTTATGTTGAACACAACATTCACAGAAGCTACCCTTGAAAACTTCCTAGTTGCAATTGGTGGCAAGGATGGCGACAAAACAGGTGGTTCTAATGGAAACAACGGTGCTCAAGAAACAGTCTTCCTAAACGGTGGTGCTCTTGGTTACTCTCCAGTAGAAAGATCAGTTCTTGTAGTTGGTCCTGGACCAGATTCAAAAACCGCAGTAGGTGGTGTTGCAGCTGGAAAGAAGGTAGAGCGTCTATATGTCGCTTATCGTGCTCTTTCCATGGAAACAGTAACTTTGGGTGTTAGAAGAAATGAGGCTACAGTATTCCCTGTATCTTTCCGTCTTCTTCCTTCGTCAGATTCAGCAAACAATGCTCCTGATGGAAACCAGACTTATGGCAAGGTAATTGACCGTGTATACGGTGCAGCCTAAGTTATAACTTAATAGGTTTAAGGTGGGTCTTAGGACCCACCTTATTCCATTTGTATGAGAAATACTATATAATTAAAAGGAATAACACAGGAGGAAATTGTGGCAACAAAAATTTATGAAAGTATTGACCTAGAACTACTAGACGGTACTGAAGTAACAATCAAACCATTAAATATTAAAAACTTAAGAGAAGTAATGAAGGTATGGGCAACCGCAACTTCAGCAGAAACAGAAGATGAATTTCTTAGTGTTTTGCTAGAATGCACAAAGATTGCATTTAAGCAGTACCATCCAGTATTGGCAGATGATCCAGAAAAGCTAGAAGATGCTCTGGATCTTCAGACAATGTATAAAATTCTAGAGGTAGCAGCAGACATTAGGTTGAACGACCCAAACCTGCTAGCAGCAGCTCAGGAACTAGTTGGTCAGAACTAGACCTAGCTGCTCTAGAATCAGAAGTTTTCCTTTTAGGTCACTGGAAGGATTATGAAGAACTAGAAAGCTCTCTTTCTATGCCTGAACTTGTGGCAACACTTGAGGCTATCTATAAGAAAGATGAACGAAATCAAAAGTTTTTTGCTGCATTGCAGGGAGTAAAACTTGATGAAGGTTCTTCTGGAAGCTCTGGAAGTGATGCTCCAGTGTCTTACCAAGAAATTCAAGCGAGGGCAATGAAAAAATTGACAGGTAGTGATGAAGCAGCAAGAGCTGTAGAGTACGGGTTTACTTCGGACCTTGGAATGTCATATTCATTTGTAGGTAATGAGTAATGACTGATGTTAGGTCTACGTTTGGTTTTGATGCAAATTTTGGTCCTCTCCAAACTCAAATTCGATCACTTGTAAAAGACATTACTGTACTTAATGCTGCGTTTAAGTCTCTTGACAGTGAAGCCAATAAGGTAAGAAATGCTCGTGCAGGTTCTTTCATGTCCAGTCTTGGAAACGTTGGAGGGTTTAATGCTCAAATTGTAGACCTTACCAGTGACGTAGAAAGATTTGGAAAAGCCCTTCAAAAAAATCAATTAACTCTTCGTCAATACTACAAAGAGGCAGCACAGGCTTACAAAAAAAATAGCATGGCTAGAAGGCTTGCTGAAGATGAAGTAAGAAGAGCACAGTCTCAACTTGTTGGTATGGGGCAAAACCAAAAGGGTCGTCAGCAAGGAATGCTTATCACCCCCCTTACAATTGACACATCTGACATTAATACAAAAATGGCTATTAGCCAAAAACAATTTTCTATCTTTAATAAACTTGTAAATGATGGTGCAACTCAGCTTATTAACTGGGGTAAAAATACACAGTGGGCAGGTCGTCAGCTTACTGTTGGTCTTACTGTACCATTGACAATTTTTGGTGCAACAGTATCTAAAACGTTTAGAGAAGTAGATAAAGAACTTACAAGATTTGCCAAAGTTTATGGTTCAGATCTTGTTGGTGCAAATCAACAAGCAACAAATACAATGAGGTCTCAAGTTGAGCAATTATCAAAAGACTTTGCTGGTAAATATGGTATAGCAGCAAAAGAAACAGCAGGTCTGGCAGCAGACTTGGCAGCAACTGGACTAGAAGGACAAAAACTTTTAGACTCAGTTGCACAAACAACACGCCTAGCCGTACTTGGTGAGGTTGATAGACAAGAAGCAATGAAGGCAACCCTCGCTCTTCAAGGTGCTTTTAATATGAGTACAAACGAACTAGCAGAATCAATTAACTTCCTTAACGCTGTTGAAAATCAGACATCTGCATCACTCCAAGACCTAACTGAAGCAATTCCTCGTGTTGGTCCAGTTATTAACTCTCTTGGTGGAGATGTCAAAGACTTAGCAGTTTTACTCGTAGCAATGAAAGAGGGAGGCGTGAACGCAGCTGAAGGTGCAAATGCTATCAAATCTGGTCTCGCCTCCCTTATCAACCCAACAAGACAAGCATCAGAAACAGCAAAACAATACGGAATTGATCTTGACGGAATTGTAAAGGCAAACAAGGGAAAGCTTATGCCAACAATTATGGCTTTTCAGGAATCACTAGCAGGTCTTGACTCATTTGCCAAAGCACAAATTATTGAACAATTATTTGGTAAGTATCAGTTTGCAAGAATTTCAGCACTATTTGATAATCTAAATGCATCAGGGTCTCAAACAGTAGAAGTTCTAAAGCTTATGTCAACTTCTTCTCAAGACTTAGCAACTATTGCAAATTCTGAAATTAGAACTCTTACAGAGTCTTCAGCAATGCGTTTTCAAAGATCTATGGAAGCAATTAAGGCATCCCTTCTTCCAGTTGGAGAAGTTTTAACAAATTCAGTTATTCCATTTCTTGAAAAAACAGCAAATCTTATTAGTATGCTTGTTGAGTATGCAAGCGGTCTTCCAGGACCAGTTAAAAGTTTCTTAAAGGTTGCTACAGGATTTACTTTAATAGCAGGTCCATTGATTATGCTTGTTGGTGTTTTTGCAAACTTTGCAGGATATATAACTAAATCTGCAATG